AAATGATTGGGACTTATACCAAACCAAGGATCTGAATGATGAAACTTTGCAAATTGATCTGGTAACATATCTGAATCATCATCTAAAATTGCATAATCTTCAACTTCTGGATGCGTATCTAACCAATCTTGAATTTCTTGTCCTCGTAAGGTTCTTCGAGCTCCTGTAATTCCAACATAAGTACCCGAATTAAATCCTAATCTTACTAAAGCGTCTTCCCATATTTCAGGTGTTGAAACATAACCTTCTTTTCCAAAATGATGTTTCCAAACTGAAGAGACACATATTTTAGTGTCAGTTTTATTACACCATTCGCTCAGCCATTTCCATTTTTCGGCACAAGTTTCCTCTACTAATCTTTCAAATTGATAATCAAATTCATAAAATCTCTTTGGTGTTTTATAATCTGCCATAGAAACTCCCTTAGATTCAATTCTAAATAATTTCTTGATGAGCCTTTTAAACTCCCGCCACCAAGTAATAGGTTTTCGCCATCTTCTTTTATGTCTTTGTTCATAAAAGATTCTAGAATTCATGACACCGTCGATATCTAAGAATATTACTTTCATTAATTACATATTAAAATTAAAGACCTTGTTCTCTGCGTAAATCGTAATCTTCCTTGTCTATTTCAGAATAAACATTGATATTTAACCAACGGCCTTCACCTATATTATTTAGGTACTTCCAAGCTTCTTCAGCGTCCCAAGCTTTACACAATTCATATTCTTCTTGAGTTAAAATCTCAACAGTATTAATTAAACGTTGATATTCTTGGTATTCTTGTTCTGCTAAATAAATTGCTTCTTTTGACATGTTATATTGTTTTAATTATAAGGCTAATATACGAACTTTATTTGATATAAAAAAATATTTGAGCAATTATTTTTCAAAAGTTATTAACAATCTTCTAGATCGTTTTCAACTATTTCATATCTTTTACCATCGATTTCATTCCACGCATATAATTGAGCTGCATCAAATGTTACAAAACTTTTAATATCGTTTTGAAAAATTTCAATACCGTCTGAGAAAAAGGGGATAACTGTGAATACTGTCATGATTTGTTTGTTTTAATTACTCTGTAAATATACAACAAACATTTGACATAAAAAAATATTTTAGTACTTTTTTACTAAAAATTTTTCATATGAACCTTTAAGTGATTGATTTGGAAAATAATAAGACTTAAAAAGTTTTCCATTTAAAGTGATAATTTTAGAAAATCCAACAGGTATCATAGCTCCGGTTGCATTTCTAACAGATCCTGTAAAATCTACAACGATCTCGATAGACACTTTGTTAGTAATAGCTAGTTCCTTTTCATAAGCTTCTAGATCTTTCCATTGACCTCTATTAAGATCTTTGTGTTGTAGTGCACAATTAACATAAGAAAAAGTTTCTTTTAAAGAGACTTCATCGCAATTAAAATCCGCAGCTGGAGCCATGTGCCCTTTATCATAATCGTTATGATAATAATCTGCATCATCAGAAGTATGAATATTAGGAACTGTGTAGAAATTTAAGCCCTTTCTAGAAAAGTAATTAATAGATTTTGAATTACACAGCACGTCGTATTTAACATCTAATGGCTGCTCAAAATATTGAGAGTACGTGATGTCATACACATTGTTTTTAACATGTATACTTTGCTTTGGTGTAAAATTAAATGAAGTTAATAGTATTAAAAATATAGATAATTTAAAAAGTGGTGCCATACTTTATTTATTAATCTAGTTTTTCGCCACAATTAGGGCAAAACTTCCAGCTTTGCTTTTTCATGCGAGTTCCACACGAAGAACAGTAATTTCTAATCTCATTTACTTCAACAGGTTTGTGAGAATCTGGTAAGATTTTCCACTCTGAAACTGCGCAAGTAAAGAATTGAAAGTCTTGATTAGTTGTGCTAAAATTTTGTTTTGATTTTGATCCACCTTCGATTCTACCAGTTTCAATTTCAGAACTAACATGTGCATTAATGCTTGCGTTGGCATTCATGGTAGAAGATGTTGTTGTAAAAGTAATAGGATTTGGGTTTGATGAGCCAGTATTATTACTGTATAATACATTGCCAGCATACGGTTGACCTACAAATGGATTAGAATTCCATGGAGCTTGAATAATTCCGTGCCAAGGTCTAGGCATTATTTCTTCAGTTTCTTTGTAAAATTCAACTCGAACTGAACCATTATTCTTAATCGATTCTAAAACTTCTGGGGTTGTACCTGGATCGACAGTATAAGTGTTAAACTTAAACTTTTTGTTTTTATCAATAAAACGATCTAAGAAATAACGTTGACCTGGTCTAATTACCAAACCTGATGTTGAAATCAAAGAATTATTGATATAGATTTTTGCAAGAACGGAAACTCGGTAAGGATTAAAGATTTCAATTTGAAATTCATCTCCGTCTTTTAGATAAATGACGTCTGCATAAGCGCGCAAACGATTGTTGTTAAGCGCAATGTATGCGCTTGGTTGATTTGTTGTCATAGTGCTAATTTGTTTTATTAAAATCCTTTCATTGCTTTGCAACAATTCTAAAGCCATTATTGACTCAGGACCTCAAGAGTATGGGCACCACTCTTATGTAAAAAGAAAAGGAACCAATGCTGATTCCTTTCTTGCGGAGGCGGTAGGATTCGAACCTACGGTACCTTGCGGTACACTAGTTTTCAAGACTAGCTCAATCGACCACTCTGACACGCCTCCAGTAATGTTTAAGAACTTTTATTATATAACTAAATTAATTTTTGTTTACAAAATTTTGTAAAGTAACTTCTAATTCAGAGATTTTAGTGTGTAATTGTTCTATATATCTGTCATTAATTGCAACATTTGCTTTCATGGCCTCTATTTCTCTTTTTGATCTATCTTCCATTTTAGCCAAATCATTAGCAACTTCTTGTTTTATGGTCTTCTCTATTTTATTTACTGAGATATAAATAATAATGCATATTAAAATAGATGTTATAATTATTGTCATCATGGTCTATCAACTTGAATGTTAAAATTAACAACGCATCTGTGAGATTTGCCATAAAATGGTGTAACTGAGTGTACAATATCATAAGGCCATAAAACTAACATGCCTTTTTTGGGTCTTATATAGTAGTCGTAGTCCCTAACATGAAAACAGAACGCACCCGAGTATGTGTGGTCAGCGAAAGGTTCTCCGTCTGATAAGTAATAACCTCCAGAAAAGCCTATGAATGGGGCTTCGTTTGGATCCCATCTGCAGTGATTGTGTTTATTGTGTCCCCTGCCATCATGCGGTTCATACCACTGTGCCCAGCTTTCAGTAATCTTAGGATCTAATTCAGCATCTGAAGGTACAGCTCCAATCGCTTTGATAGTATGTGTGAAAGCTTCGATAATACGCTGACGCATTTCTTTAACATCCACGTTGTCTATTTCTAAAAAGTCATTTGGTGGAACTGAAAATCTTGAGCCAATTGGTGGAAAACCATCTTCAACCCAAGCATCTTGATTTCCATACCAATCTGAATAACCATCATATCTGTCTTTGTCAAATTGACCAGGTAACTCTTGGCCCATTCTTCTTTGTAACTCATCTAAGTGTGTGAATCCCATTTGAAAAAGTCTATCATGAAATTCATGATCTTCGAACTGGTGTTGGTAAACTGGAATTGGCGCCAAATATTTAATATCTGGAATATTCGTATCTATTAAGGGTTTATTAAAGTACATAATTGTTAAATGTGTTTAAAGTAGATATTTTTATTAACTTTAGTATCAATATATTTATTAATTTTAATTACAGGATCACTTGACAAATCATAGCCTTTTCTTTCCATGTGCATTCTAGTATCATTGTGAGTTCCATATGTTACAGTCGGTTCAAATCTTAAAATATATTCATCTAAACTGCAGTCAGCAAACAAATAAAATGCATGCTCTTCAATACAATTTAAAATATCATTATCTGTTGCGATTTTGATTAATTCAGTGCCTAAATTAGGATTTCTAGTGTAAACAAAACTAAAGTTTGGTGTTACTAACGTATTTTCAAAAGTCCAACAGTATTTTCTTAATTGAGCTTCGTGAGATTCGATATATGATATTAGTGCAGGCGATGCTTCATTATTATATCTTTCTTGAGCTGAATGCGTCATGATGTCGACAATACCAATTCCTTCAGAATCATGATATGCATATAATGGTATTTGAATTTCATTACCATTTCTTAGCTCTTCATAAAAATTATCATCCATTGGTTTTGCTAAATAACAATCCCAATCTAAAAATATAAATTCATCGAAGATTTTACCAGCGTGTTGAACAGCCAATAATTTATGCATGAAATGAGAATGTATGGTAGAATAATTTGCGTCAGAAGAAAATTCTGATAAACAAACAACTTTATAACCCAATGATTTTAGAAAGGATTCATTCTCAACGCCCCAAGTAATTACAATCTCATCAGCAAAAATAGGATTTTGAAACACTTCGTTTTTAGTGCGATCAGTTTCTCCCCATAAAGCTCTAATAACTGGTATTTTATTGTTGATGGCCATGCTTTTCTTTATTCCAATATTTGTTTAAATTAAAATAATACAGATAATCTTGTCCGCCTAAATCCCAAATTTCATCATAGTATCTTTGACATTCTCTTTCCATAAATTCTGGATCATTTGCAAAAACAACTTTAGCTAACCAAACATGTTCCCATTCTAATTGATTTTTACTAGGATCAAATGACATTGGATAATACCACTGTTCAGAATACCCAAACTTTCTATCTTCTGCTTTAGCATAATCACTATCAGCTAAAAATATTCTATCAGTTAAAGTATCTGTGTAATATTCATGTTCTCTGATAACGTGTCCTAAAATACCTTGATCAGTTGCTAACCAAAACCATTCAGGTACTTCATTATCACCTGAATTTATTAACTTCTTATGTGCATTGACATATTCATCTACTGCAGAATTAGATCCAAAATAAACAAATGATGTATTTGGTGAATATGCGTTACAGTTATAATTTTCAGGTATTTCTACGTGTTTAATTTCAGATTCCCATTGCTTTCTTGTAAAATAATAACTACCTCTTGGTATTTCCCAGTGACCAATGCCAATATCAGCATTGTAAAATGATTCTGGGATAGTGCCTCTAACTATAAAATCTTGGTCTAAAAATACAAATGGTTGTTGTTCATTGCGAAGAGATTGTATTTTACCAGAAGTCCAATAATATGCAGGATCTACGTCTTGTAAATTATCTAAAAATTCAGTGTCTATTTCGTCATATAGTTTGGTTATACCTATTTGTTGGTAATAACTTAAACCAACTGAATCTGTATATAATTTTATAGGTCCATTGTGTTTCTTCCATCTAAGAGCAGATAAAATAGTGTAAAGTATCTGATAGTTTGGAAGTTCGTATGTTTTTGAATTAATGTTTTTTGTAATTGAAAAACCATGACCTCTTAAACGATCTTTATGAAAAAATGGAGCTGTCCAATTTACGTGTATTGCTTTCATATGATACTATTTAAAGTGCGTATAATTGTTTTAGTTTATTGTAACGCTCTTCTATTTGATTTAAATAATATTCGTCATATTTTGTAGTTGAAATAAAATGCATTACTCTACTTTGTTTCATGCGTTCTAAGTCTTGACTTAAAATATAACCGTCTGTATCGACTAACAAAATATGTTTTTGTTGAGAATATGCTCTATTTAATATAGATAAAAAGGATTGCTCTTGCAATAAAATTTTATATTCATCCCAACTAGTGCCTTGCATTGTTTTGTGGTCCCATCTGCTATAAATAAAAGCATCTATTAACCATTGCATATCGCTTGTTGAAAAAAACATGCTCATTATCGAGTTATTAAAACCCATGAAACCAGAATTTCCAGCTTTATTATTACCAAAGCATCTGTAATAGTTTTCAAATACTTCATTACCGAAACGTTCTACTAATTTACCCATCATTGGTTTATCAGCATCGTGGTATTGATCAGCTATTGAAAATGGAATCTTAGAACAAACAAAGTGTATAATGTCTTTAAATTCTAAGCCATTAAATAAAATATCATCGTCGTATGTCAATAAGTAATTTACATTTTTAGCATGATATAAGTAGTGGTATAATAGAATATGATAAATCCATTCCCATTCTTTAAACGCTTTTACGTCTGGTTCTATACCAAAGTTTCTAACATAATCTTCTAAAAATTCATTATCATAGAAGAAAAGCTTTATGTTTTCAGGTACTATCTTTCTAGCTAATTCCTGCATTTCAGGATTAGGATTATTCACATTGATGTGAATTTCAGCCTTATTCATTTCTTTCCTGTGAAAAGAAATCAATCTACATATTTCAGCTAAAGCAACAACTTGTTGTTTATCAAACGTTCTCCATGATCGTGCAACTATAAAATCTCTCATTATTCGTGTATTAAATAAATATCCTTATTAATCTTTGTAGCAATATAATTATTTATTCTTTCTATTGCATTGTCTTTTGTTAAGTCAAAATGAAAACAATCGTCTTCTCTACCTCTAATAACTAAAGGCTCGTATTTTTCTAAATATTCATCTATAGAACAAGATGCATATTTATACATGCAGAATTCTTCAATACATGTTAAAATTCCATCAGTTTCATATATTTCAAATAATCTAGAAGCTGTTTTGGTATAAGAAGAATAGAAAAAGCAAAAATTAGGTACGACTCTTATATCTTCCCATTCCCAACTATTTGCCATTAACATTTCATTCTGTACTGTCAACCATGGAAATATATTAGGATCTAAGTCTTTAACCCATTGTTCTTCTGGATTTTGTTCAATTTTAGCTAAGACTTTATTTTCATAATCAGAAGGGTACGCATATAAAGGACATTGTAAGCTTGCTCTAGTTCTAATTAAATTCCAGAAGTTATCATCAAGCGGTTTAACTACTTTAACGTCCCAGTCTAAAAAAAGATATTCCAAGTAAGCATGTTCTGCTCTTTTTAAACAATCTAATTTATGTACAAAGTGTTTATACACTGTACTATACGCCAATTCAGTTGAATCATAATGAACTAAAACAGCTTCATATCCCATAGACACAAAACGATCATAATTTTCTGTACCGTATACATAAACAACTTCGTTGTCAAACAAAGGCTTAGATGGAACTTCGTCCCATAGACTTTCTTGATTTCCCCAAAATGCTCTAATTATCTTCATTACTCAGTGTTATCTGAATTATATTAAGAAACGAGAAATTGTTTATTATTTTCTAAATTAAGGTCAGTGAGTTTGTTTAAGATAAAGCCCTTTATTTCCGGTGAGATGTCTTCTAATTTATTTAAAATTAGTTCAATGTACCATTCTTGTTTTGAAGGATCGTGTTTGAAACTGTATTTGTCAAGCCATAAATGTATTGCATAATCATAACTTTCTTTTAAACTCCAAAAGCCAGAGTTACTTTTAAGCCATTTACCGCCATCTTTAAAGTTAGCGCCTAACATGCACGTGTATTTGTAATTACTTTTAGAAACTAGAGCAGCTAAAAGATACTGCTCTGCAAAAACAGTGTAATCATTATTTCTAAATTTAGGTGTTTCTAGTTGACTAGCTCTATTGATATATTCTAATGAAAGTTCAGTGTATTCTTTATTTAGATTCATGTCTCCCATGTAAAAAGAACCCATGTTAAAAGGATTGGCCCAAAAATTAAGTTTTTGTTTGGGCTTAAGATCAACTTCTTTTAATTTTTCTTTTGGTTTTGCATAGGCTGAATTCATAAACCAAAGTTCTTTATGATAAACACCAAGATCATAGCCATTAAAAAAATTAAACTGAAACATATCCGTGAAGTTGACAAAATCCAAGTCACTCATCATATATGGTTCAGTTTGAGAATTCATAACAAGAAGTTTGCCCGAAGACCAAAATCTTGTTTTGTTAATTGAAGTTTGTTGATTTAATAAATCTGTATCGATTTCATCCCATATTTCTAAAATATCTAAAGATTTAAATATTTCATAAGTTGCATTATCACAGTATAATTTAGTAGGCCAATGATATAATTTCTTCCACAATAAACATTGAGCTATTGTACAATAAAGCTCGCTTTTCCAAATCTTAAACGGTTTGTCTAGTTGTTGGCAAATATGTATATGTGTAATCATTACTGTGCAAGTCTTACGAATGGTGCATTTTGTCCTGAACTGTCGTTGAATTTTTGAACCAACATATTTAAAGCTTGAGTTAATGTTGCAATATCTTTAGATAACGCTGTTGTATCTGCTGCTTTAGCTTGTTCTGCTTTAACCTGCTCTGTTGTTTTTGGAATAGATTTTGCAACTTTAGTGTCAGTATTAGTAACAACGTCTGTCACCTTTTTAACAAATCCACCAATAGCTTTACCAGTTTCTTCCATGATTCCAGCTGTATTATCACCTTGTTTTTCAACAGCTGTTTCTAAATTAACTACAGTTTTACTTAATTCAGTTACTGCCTTTAAAAGATCTTGTGTTAAAATTTTCATTGCGTTCTGTGCGTCTGGCTTAGCTAAATTAGCAATAGACGTAAACATTGCAGTAGAAGCTTGAACAGCTTTAATATTTAAACCGTTTGCGGCTTTGGCAAATTTAGTATATGAATCTGCTATTTTTCTAGAAGCTTCAGCACTACGTTCTAAATTTTCAGCATTTTTTTCTTCAATGAATGTTCCCCATGCACCTAATCCTTTGACTACTCCACCTGTATAACCTGCTATTTTACCAAATGAATTGGCTACAGTTTCCATAGGTTTTGATATAGTTGTGATTGCATTTGCTCTATTTAAAATCATGTCAAGTAAATCTATTGGTGATTTTGTCTTTTCACCGCCAAAGAATGAACTTATACCATCTATAATAGATTTACCTAGATTAGCAATAGAAGCGCCTAAGCCTCCAATTGCTTGACCAGCTAATGCTCCAACTAATGTTAACCATGCACCCGCAAGTAAAACAATACCACCTGCTAAAGCTGGCATATTTTCAATACCTATTTCTGTTTTTAATCTTGAAAATACGTCGATCATACCATTTAATGGCTTCATTAATCCTTGTGTTAATGAGTCCATACCGCCAACAAAGTCAGTTGGTACTTTACTTAAAATCCAAGATACAGCCCAGATACCACCTGCAATTAATATAACACCAACCACACCAGCTAAAAGAGCTAATGCGCCTGTACCACCAGAAGCCGCGATGATTGCGCCTATGATTCCAACTGGAATTGCGAATATACCAATAGCTGCGGCTGTTTTTGCAGCCCATTCTAAAGGTGGTGATTTAAACGTGTCTGGTAAAACTGAAAATATGTGAGAAACTGCTAAAATTGCAACAGCTACTGCCACAGTTCCTAAAATACCTATTAAAGCTTCTTTAGCACCTACTCCAAATTTTTGGAATACAATGGCTAATAAAGCAAATGGAATTGCAAAAACTAAAATAGCTAAACCTGCTTTTAAGGTTTCAACTGGATCTGGGCCTTTTAATCCATCTAACGTTTTAGCAGCTTGTGAAAATACCCAAGCAACACCTGCAATTGCGATTGCTATTAATGGAATGGCTATAGCGCCATAAAGTAATTCTTGTGGACTAGCGCCTTTAACAGCTTTCATTACAAAATAGAATGAAACTGCGAATAATGCAACAGCAGTTCCAGCGATTAACGACCATGTCATATCTGGAGCTTTATATTTGCCATCTGGTAAATATTGAAAAGCATAAGATAATCCTACGATACCTAATGCGATTGCTCCAATAGCCAATGAACCAAATGCGATTTGTTTTATAGTAGCTCCTTTTACAGCTTTCATAATTAAAAAGAATGAAACTGAAAATAATGCAACTGCAAAACCAACTTGAAGCGACCATAATAAATCTGGTGCTTTATAATTGTCTGGCAACATTTGAAATATCAATGCAGTTCCAACAATACCTGCAGCTACACCAAGAAATGAAAGGACAACCATACCCATATCTTTAGGTTTTAACTCGTTGTCTTTAATTGTTTTTGCAAATAAAACAAATGCATAAGCTGAAGGAATCATAATAAGACCAATAGCTAAGGCTGTTAAAAACTGTCCAGCACCAATAACTGGCATCATAGATAATATAGCACCGGATATAACTAATGAAACTGAAATTCCAACCATAGTTAATAGAGTTGCACCCATTATAGAGAACATATTGCTAGTATCTGGTTTTGAACCTGAAAAACCACCATAACTTGCGCTTATAAGACCTTGATTTTGTCCAAGAACGTCTGCTATTTTAACAAACACTGGAGCCACTAAAGCTATAGTTGCTGCTACTGCAAGCGCAGATAACAACTGTAAAGGATTTAAAACTGGCATAAACATGAATATAGCTGCAGCAGAAACTAACGCAGCCGCAACACCTATGATCATTACAGCAGTTAAGCCAGTATCTTTCATAGACATTGGCTGAAATCCACCAGAGCTTTCAACGCCTTGATTTCTTCCAGAATTATTATCATTACTTCTTTTAGATTCTTTAATTTGATCTTTGATCAATGATTTAATATCTTTTAATATAGAAGTTTGTGTAGATAATTCAGAAGCCATATCATTAGCAGCACCTTTTAAATCTACTGTTAAAACTTTATGAATATCTTGTGTCAAGATAAATTCTGCCTCTGAAACTGCACTTAATTTATCTAACGGTGAGAATAATGACTGGATTGCCTGTACTGGATTAAATTTCATTTATATCTGTTATCTTTTATATAGCTTATTCTATATATTAAAAACACCATCACTTAAGTGACGGTGTTCTCATAGTTGGCATTTTAATATTTGGTATTTTCATACCGCTCATCATTTCTGATGTTGAATCTTGCTGGCCTTTGTTTGCCTCTTGTTCTTTCTTTAAATGATCTGTAAGATCTCTGAGTAAGTAGTGGTATTCATAGAATTCCATTTTCTCAAGTTCAGAAGGTTGTAAGTGTAAGTGTAAATACACATAAAACTTTGTTTTAAAGAAGTTCTCCAGCGAAATCTTGAACAATGAAAAGAGATTTGATTCCGTCGCGAAAGCTGATTGGGACCACCTCCTCGTCGTCCCCGATCTCCACTAACATGTTAGGTTGAATTCCCATCTTCATCTGTTCTGCTAATTTATAAATCAAACTGTATTTTTTGTTTGACCATCCATTCATGTCAACTTCAAATCTGAAGATGTCATTGTCAGTAAATCCTCTCCATTCTGTAACTAAATAAGGCATTATTTGTAATACAGATTGATCAACTTTACCTCCTGTTTTTTGCTTCTCTCTGATATATGCAGTCATTTTTTGCATAACACCGATTGTTGGCGGTTTCATTTCAATTGTACCAAATGATTTGGTTTCAATTAAAAATGATTTAGATTCCATATCATAGTACTTGTCTAATGTTTCTGGAATTTTGAAATACTGAAAGTATTCCTTTTTAATTTCAATTGTGTGCTTTTCACCTGTTTTATCTAAGTGATCTACTGTCAATTTAGATTCAGGTTCTGGAAATGTTAAATCTCTAATAGAAAGAATTACATAAAATCTGTCTTCTTCACAAAGATCTTTGTAAGACATTTTTTTAGTTCCTGATAAAACTCTTGTACAAGACTCTACGATATTATTTAATTTATCGTCAACGTCTAGAATATTAGTTTCGTCAATAGTTGAAAAGTGTCTGATTTCTGCAACCTTTGCTGAACGAATAGAAATTTCTGTTCCTTCTGGGTAAAACATTCCGCCCGATGGCAAATTAATAACTGGAATCGGGTGATAACCTAAGTGGAAATCAGCATCCTCTGCTTTTTGTGTTGCGAATCTGTCCATCTGAACTTTACCTAAATTAACAGGTTCTTCAGCAACAGTTTCTGTAAGTGGTAACTCTTCTCTTTGTTTAACAACATTTTCATATTGTTTTTCAAGATCTAAGCTTTCATTCTCGTTGTTTTGCATTACTTTTTGGATTTAAGTTTATTAATTTTATTCTTGTCCCAAGTCTTACTCTCATCAGAGCGACTTTCTATTTCAATACGTATCAACTCTCTAATAAAGGCTGAAATGGAAATGGGTCTTTCTTCTCGTTCAATTGCGTCATTTAATATAATGCGATTAAGAATAAAGACTTCGTCTTCACTTAAAAGCACTTGCAATTTTTTTGTTAATTTATCTTTAGACATGTAGATTATGTTGATATTATATTATATATTTAAATCAAAAAATAAGGATGGAACGTAAATATTCCATCCTTATTGATATTATTACGCTAATACTTCTTTCCAAGTATCACATCTCCAAACAACTTCTAAAGCTTCTGGTTCTGCGCCGTCATATGACAATTCAGCTGTAAATCCTAAAGCAGAAGTGATGAAACAATCTTCTAATGTAATTGTTCTGTAAATATCACCAGCTCTATTAAATTGTACTACAACGATTGTACCAACGTAGTCTTTTTTAAGACCCATAACACCTGTTTGAGGATCAAATTGCTTGTTATACCATTGTCTCATTGTTTTATACAAATATGCTTGGTTAGCATTGTTTAAGTTTAATGAAAAATTAACGGTTACGTCTAAAGAAGTTTCAGTAGGCATACCTGCGAAAGATCTTGTAGAGAACTTAAATTTTTGTGCAACCGCTTCAATTCCTTTGTATAATTCCAATCCTGAGATAGAATTTACGTGTTGAATTAACAAAGGAGCATCTGCTACTCCAGTCGGAGGCAATACAGTAACTTCGAATAAATTCTTTTGTACTGGTTCATATTGTTGACCTTTCTTTGCAGTCTGGTCTTGCGAATAGTGTGGTAAAGCCATTTTACTTTATATTATTTTTATCTTATGTTTTATATATCAATTAAGAAAAGTTTCCAGTTTTGATTTCTCCTGTGTTTAAAATAGTAGTTCTGTGAACAACAACTTCTAAACCTTTAACTGGTTCAACAAAAGTATCAATAATACCCATATTGTGGTCAATCACGTCATCTGTGTTGTTTGTTTGATCCATAATATTTTGGAAATCGTAAATACCTGTGTCAGCTTTTACAGATTGCATAAATGCGTCTGCTAAAGTTTTGATTTCTAATCTTGTTTGAGCTGTATTAAATTCAAATACGTAGTTTTTAAGGATGTTAGCCATACCGTCTTGGATATAGATTAATACCTCTCTTACGTGAGCTGAAGATAATGCAGACTTAACTGATTGTTGAGCTGTCTTATTACCTAAGATAGTTAATCCTGCACCTCTTTGGAAGACGATTGGGTTAATACCAAATGGTTCTAAAATATCTCTGTCAGCTTTATCAAACGCGTACTCTACACCTACTACATTAGCTCCTGATACAACACCTCTTCTAGGTCCTGCAACGATTGACCATGGTAAAGCGTTGAAATATTTGTCAATGAAGTTATTAGATACGTAAGCTGCTGGTGGAACAATAGTGTCTTTACCGTTTTCTCTTACTAATAAACCTGGTCCATAATAGAATGCGTAATTAGCTCCATCGTTGATAGAAGGTAAAGCATATAATGCACTTGGGTTTTTATCTAAGTTACCACCATCTTTAATGTAAGCAACATTGAATTCATTGTTGTCATTTTTGAAAGATGGATCAGTTGATTTTTTGAAATCTGAAACCATAGGAGCATTTAAAATAGCTGCTGCGTTTTGTCTTTCGTGTGCTAAGAAAGCTAATTCTTTTTTATTTAAAATAGAACCATCTTCGTAAGATGCGAAAGTATCTACAATATATCTAAAATCAATAACATCTTTGTCAACTAAAGCTGCGAATAAACCAGTTCCTGTTAATTGAGATAATGATCCAGCGATTGTTTTGCTAGCAACTGTAGCTTTTTCTAAAACTAATGGTTTGTAAGAAACAGTAGCTTCTTCAAATGAAGTGTTATAGAATCCAGACCAAGCTGCTGCAACTGGTTGGCTACATGTTACAGTCCATACATTTCCAGTTCTTTGTACTCTTTGTACTTTTGCCAATCTGTTAGAAGCTAATGCATCTACATAGTGACCTTTTTTGATTGGGAATGCATCTGCTTCACCTGAAGTTGCGAATGTCATAGTGAATGTAGACGCGTTGTTTGCGTAAGTTCCACCGTTTAATTCTTTAACTTTGTCGTGAGCGTATTCTGCTGTAATAATTTGATCGTATACGTTAACACTTCCAAGACTTACAACAGTATATGCTGAATTTAAAGTAGCTGAATCAAAAGTGATTTCAGTATCTAAACCATTCATTGCTACGTTTGTAATTTCTGTATAAGTATTAGCCGTAGAAGTTAACAAATATTGACCGATTTGGAAATCAGCTGTTAAATCTTCACCTGTAATTGTTAAAACTGTATTAGTTGCTGAAGCTGAATTAGCTATTTCAATAATAGTTGCATCGTATGTAGTTACGTTAGTTTGTACGTATTCTGCAATATATGAAAGCAATTCATAGTTTTGAGCTTCATCATAGATGTGACCAACTAAATCAACTTTAGTTCCGTTCTCATCAGTTACTAAATCTTCGTTAACTGCACAGAATAAACCTGTTCTTCTAGCTTCTTGGTTAATACCAGCTTCGATGTATAAGTTTCTTCCTTCTAAATCTTTGAAATTTGGAATTAATGAACCAGTATATTGAGCTAACAATGTAACTTGTCTTAATGCTGAAAATTCATTTAATTTTCCTTTGATTAAACCATTTGCGTCAAAGAATTCACCATAGATTGGATCTGTATTCATATCAGCTGGGTTAAATTTACCTTTGAAAACGAATACGTCTACCATGAAATCTGAAACTAAATCAAAATCATTTAAGAATGCAGGAACATTACCTTCACCATACCATTCTCTTGCAGAAATTTCAAAAGATGTAACATCTTGAGCTTTTCTTACAATAACTGTAATAGGTTCTTGTTTGATGTTGATAAAGTTTAAAACTCTATCTTCGTCAAGGTTTCCAATAGTATCTAAAACTGCTTTATCTTCTGGGAACCAGAATTTATCAATGTTAAAATAACTAGCTAATTCGTTAGCTCCATCTAATGCTGAAATAGAATCAACAGAACCATTAGTTACTGGAGATTGGAAAGCAATAGTGTCATTTGCATCAATGTTTGCAATATTCAAAGCTAAAATTGGACCTCTACCTAAAGCAGCTAATGCTGATCTATGGAAGAACATACCTAATTTTTCTAAATTCGTGTCGATTGAACCGAAAATAGCATTGAATTCTTCAGCTGTTTGTACAAAAACTGGAGTGTTGTAAGGACCTTTTTTAGAATGTCCAACTACTAATCTGATTGTTTGAACGTTGTTGTTAGTTGTTTGAGACTTGTCAAATTCAAGTCTGTAAACACCAGAACTTTTAAAGTTCAATAATTGAGGACTAAGTGCCATAATTTTATAAGTATTTTTTTATCTTTAGACTATATATCAATGTAATATTTGCAATTTATTATTTTAGTAAGTCATAAATATCATATTGTAAATCACCCTGTGAATCTGTATCTTTAAACAGCGTTTGTTCCATATAATCGTGTAGGTTTTCATCAATAACATCTAATAATTCTTCAACAAAATCTGCATAATCTGTAGTTCCGTAGAATTCTGTTGCATTAATAGCTGTCATAATAGCGTCATCGTGACCCATTTGAGCTCCATAACTACCATTTTTTAAAGTTCCAAAAAGAGAAGCTTCATTAACAGTATCTATATCGTTAAGAAAAATTCTATTAGCTTCAATTAATTTTTTAAAGTTTTGACAAAAGACAGCTTTATTATCTGCTTTTAATCTTAAACCTGCTTTTAGAGTTTTAGAATCATGTCTGTGTTTGAATCTTAAAACCATTTCATCCTCGAATTCATTTCTTTGTGGAAAGATAGTTCTTAAATATTGTAACAAAATACTACCGTAAGTGTTATATTCAATAACCATTTTAACGTTTTCAGGATTAAACACTTCACAACCTAATGTATATAGAATTTTTGCAAAGTCTTCAATAACGTGTTCGTTTGATTTAAAAACTGCAACTTGATTAAGTCTAAAAAAATCATACATTGCACCTGGATTTGAAATTTTGTCTATGTGTTTTTTGCTCATAGGTTCTACTTCAAAAATATTAATAATAGAATAATCTCCACCGTTACCTTCAGCAATATCTACAGAAAATAACCATCGTTTGTCTTCTAAAATAGTTGTATCTAAATCAAAATCAGGATTCCACATTAAATAACCATTTGTATCGATGTGAATATTTTCAAAGTCTTCTAATTCATGATGAATAAATTTCTTTGCCTTTTTTCGCATCGATGCCATAGAACCTGGAGATAATAATAGAGTAGAAGAAGAAACGAATTCATTTCCATACTGTCTATTAAAGGCATGATCTGAACCTAAGTTTTTAAGTTCTCTTTGATACCAAGCGTCATCTCTGTCTGGGTGTTGCCACCAGTCAATTCTTAAAGGTGTATATGCGTTATCGCCTTTTTCAGCAGCTGACCAAATCTCATAAAACTTATTAAATCCATTTGGTGTAGAAGTAATATTGATCCTTGAAATTTTAGAGGCTGATAAAGTAGGGTAAACGTTTTCATAGAATGAATCTACGATATTAGATTGAACGTGGGCAAACTCATCTAGATATAAGTTGTGGATGGTAAAACCAATACCCGCTTTCGCAGTAGTTGCTTGTCCAACCAGACGACAACCATTATCAGCTCTAACGTTCATTACGTCATACTTAATAATCCCAGGTTTCATATAAAATGGAACATGTTCAATTACCACTTTAGCTTTATCAATAATCTCTTTGGTTGAATCTGCCTTATTGGCTAAAAGTAATGTGTTTTTATCGTAGTTGAAAATAATGTACCATGCATTAAAGATGGATGCTGTAACTGTTTTACCCATTTGTCGAGAAGCAAGCACAATATTAAATCTATTGTCTTGTAAGTTACGTAACATAACTTTTTGATATTCTCTAAGTTTTACTTTTTGAATACCATCATCGGTCATTACTACCGCATATTTCTCAGCAAAATAAACAATGTCTTTGGCACACTTAGCAATTTCTTGTATCTCAGCATCGGTGTACTCAAATACAATGTTTCCTTTTTTAAGATGTTGTTTACCTTCATAAAAAGGTGAACTAACATTGGGTTTATAACCTTTATCTAACGCTAACATATAATCATTAACGTTTTTTGTGGACCATACTAATTTTGCAGTTTGAACATCAGCTGATTCATTAGGGATCCATTTATTATCGCTTACATTTTCTGCCATATTAATCTTCTGTTATTATTCCAAATACTGTTCCGCCCTGTTGAACAAATTTAATAGATTTTCCAAGTCTTTTAATAGATTTTTCTAAGAAAATTCGATATAATCTATCTCTACTTTCTCCAGAGTCATTACCTTTTGATTTAGGCTCATAACGTATTCCTCTAATGTTGTTGTTTGTATTTAAAATAGTTTCTATTACGTCAACTATCGTTGCCATGATTTTAAACATTTCTCCTTTATTAGTTTCATCATAT